TTGTCTTCTATTATTAAATTTCTATTGCCTGTATTTTTTGTATCTCGGTGATAATAAGTACAGCCTATAACCTCTACATTTGAGTGGTCATAGTTAGGTAGAAAACTATAAGGTATATGAATCTCAGGTATATGTATTTCTGGAATACTTATCTCTGGGATCTCCACTTAAAATGGTATTGATATACCTGTTTTCTTAGGTAACCCTTGATCTAATACTTTGGGCATCATTCCTTTTACATTACCCATAACTTGATTCATCATCTTAGCTTTAAACTGTTCAGATGTAACATACTTATAACCCATGTAAGAAGCACCTAAAGTGCTGGTTATAAGTAGGAATGAAGCTATACTTAAAATGTTGGCGATCTTTTGAAACATGATTAAATACCAGATAATACGAGCTTGCTCATTAATGAGTTTAGTTGTTCTGCTATTTATAGTAGCAATTAGCCCTCTCTACGTCACCATGTCTATGATGACTAGACAAATGGAAAAAACTAACTAGCAGTATCTTCTTGTCTATCTTTTAGGATTGCTTGTATTTCAGTAAACCTAGTTTTACATTGGTTTTGAATTTCAACAGCATCATTGTGCTTTTTAACTACTTCCTGTAGTTCAGTTTGCAGTTCTTCAGTTGTAGGTTTTGGCATTAATAATTATAAGTTATCTAATATTACTAACCAGCTTCTAATGCTGCAACTTTAGTTTCTAATACTTCTATTTTTGCCATAGCTTCTTGTAGTGCTTTAATTGCTTTCATATAAAGAATAGAGTATTTAACACTTTTTGTTGTACCAGTTATAGTACCTTCTCCAGAAGTCTTATTTGTTTCAATATCATTTTCTGTTTTAACTAAGCCAGCACTAACAGTTTCAAGTTCTTGTGCAACAACTCCTATTTGTTTATGTGTGGACAAACCAGTAGATGATTTAAAGTTGTAATTTCTAACTTTGATTGCTTTTATATCTTCCCATTGAGAACTAGCATCAACAATATTTTCTTTTAATTTAACATCAGATAAACTACCATAACTATTATTAGAATTATCTATATCTCCATCTAATTCTATTCGTATTCTTTGTGTGCCATCTTGATCTCCTCTAAAATGATATGAATTACCGCCAGAGTTGGTTTGAGTTATTTTACTAAAAAAAGAATATCCGTTAGTATATGCACCGACATTTTTTTCTAAATCCGCACGGAAACAATATGTAGTTCCATAACTAGCTGAGACAGTTGCATAATATCCTGTAGTATCTTTAACTAACTGTTGCCTAACTCTATTGTAGATTCCGTATTGGTCTGCATTATTACCACATTCTGTAGCATCAACTCTGATACAAGAGTGAGGATCAGTAGAACCTCCACCTTGACTTACACCTCTAACAAGTAAACCAGTTTCTCCACCATTGGTGCGAGTCCTTATAGTCATTGCACTATTAACAGTAGCACCGCCATAAATCGCATCATTCATATATGCAGGCTGATTGTTAATAGATCTTCCATTATTTCCAACAGCATATAATGTGCCGTTACTTCCTTTAATTCTTACAGAAGCCTGTGCATTACTAATACCAGTTTGCTTTGTTTCTAAATCTAAATATGATTCATCATTTGCAGTTTCTCTTCGCCACGTTAATTCACCGATAACATTTCCACTAGCGTCTTGAGCCGAAACCTGTGAAAAAATATTATTAGCAGAATCTACATTACTACTACGTTTAAGTGTAAGTTTAGGACTGGTACTACCTAAAACTGCTTTAAGTTCGTTTCCATCGTAAGTTAAATTTGCTTCGCCTTCTAAAGTATTAGCAGAACCAGAGCCAGTAATAAGTCTGTTATCTGCGTTGTTGTTTATTGTTGTACCAGTTACTGTAGTCCAACTTGTCGTTCCACTACCATTTGTACTTAAAACTTGACCGCTTGTTCCTGATATAGGAGGAAAGGTAAATGTATAACTAGCTTGTCCTGATTGATCTGTTGGTGCTGCTAATTTAACGTATTCATTCATTCTTCCTAGCTGCAAGCCATTAAGATCCAATATGGAAGCTAAGCCTGCTCCACTAGCTCCATTTTGATTGGTTCTAAAAGTTAGGTTTGTACCACCGCCTGCTGCATCAATAACAGGATCTACATTATTAGAGTCTTTTTGACATTGAAGATCATGTACGATAACAGTATCGCCACTATAACTTGGATAAGTTGGTACAGTACAGTTTCCGTTGTTGTTAGATGCTATAAATCCAGTAGCAGTACCTTGAAATAATTTACCTAGTGTTACTGCGTTATCTGCCAGTTCACTAGTTTCTATCTGGTTTGCTGGTATTTTTGTTTTTGTGATCGCGTCATTCTTGACACCATCTGTTGATACTTGTGTTAATCCCATTTATCCTCCGTAGAAAGTTTTACCTTTAACAATAGCAGCGTCTATATCTGTAAAATCTTCTGACCCCCAAATAGTAGACCCATTCTCATGTTTGTAACTTTTAATAAGTTCAAGATGATCTACATTTCTTTTAATCATATCTTTCCACATTTGTTCAGTATGACCTGTTGCGGTTCTTGTAATGTACGCAGCGTAGTTTGCATCACGATTTATAAGAGTGACACTATCTCCAGCAGCACTAAAAATGTCTGCTATTATTTGCGTTGTGTACGTTAACATTATGCTTCCTCCAAAGCTGTTACTTTTGCTGACAATTCCTGGATTGCCTTAACCAATAAAGGTATTAAATGACCTTCATTAGCTTCTAATCTATCTGGATTGTCATCCATGACAAGTTGCAACCATCTATTACTTCCTTGTGCTTCATCTAATTCTTGTGCAATAAAACCAGCCCTAATAGAACCATCTTTTATATTTCCGTCTCTTGTCTGCCATTTAAACTGACGAGGTTTAAGAGTATTTATAAAGTTTAGTCCTAAAGGTAAATCAACAATATCTGTCTTATCTCTTCTATCAGATAAAGAACTAATAGAAGTATCATTACAACGGAAATTACTGTGACCTGTATCACCTAATGTTATTTGATAACTGGCAGTTGCACTTGAAGGTGCTCCCTGTAAGTTTAGATTACCTACACCTGTCGTAGAATGATATCCAGCACCTTGTCCAATTGAAGTTGTACCAGAACCTGTAGTAAGTAACATATTTGCATACCGACCAACGGCTGTACAACTACCACCACTACTAGAATTTAAACTATATAAAGCATTAGTTCCAACAGCTACACTATATGAACCACCACTACCAATGTTATATAAAGCATTGTCACCAATAGCAGTTATTTGCTCTGCTGTCGTGGCAGTACGAGCAGCACTAAGACCAATAGCAGTTATGTTGTGACCGGTATATGCAGACCCAGCATAAGCTCCTACACAAGTAGTACCATTATTTGTTGAAACAGCATCTCCAGCACTAAAGCCAACTGAGGTGTGGTTATCTCCGGAAGTAATTGATGCTCCAGCAGAAGTACCCACACAGGTATTTGTAGTCCCTGTATTAATTGATGAGCCAGCTACATATCCAACACAGGTATTGTCTTGACCTGTATTAATATCCTTACCTGCTCCTTGTCCTATTAAAGTACAACCCCAAGCTGTAGTTAAGTCCTCCCCTGCTGCACTTCCATAGGCAGAATTAGAATATCCTGAGGTGTTTTCTGTTAGTGCATTTTTACCAAACGCAGTATTGTGAGATCCAGAAGAAAAAGCATCTCCAGCGTTTGTACCAGCTACCGTGTTGTTTTGTCCATCACTTGTCACGCCAGCACTTACTTCTGCCCATGTAAGACCACCTGTATTACCAGATTGAGCCGATAGAAAATAACCATTAGTCGGGGAGTTAGATACTTTTAAGTTAGCTTCATCTACTACGTTATCTGCAATAGTTAAAGCTGTAGCTCCTGTAACTTCTCCTGAGTGAGTAGCGTTAGTTACTTTGGCTGTGTTAGCTGCAACATCTGTAGCTATATCAATACCATCAACTGTTCCTGATACAGCAATATTACCTGTAACAGTTAAAGCTCCAGTTGCAGCAGTTCCAGATGTAGATAAGTTTTGAGAACCAAATGCAGGAGAAATCTTTGTACCAGCTATTGCTGCACTTGCGTTTACGTCTGCGTTGACAATAGCTCCATCTACTATTTTTGCACTTGTTACTGTGTTGTCACTTGGAGTTCCAATACTTACAGATGCACCAATAGTAACAATAAAGAAATCAGCACCAGTTGCAGGAGCAGAACTAAATACAATATTTGCACCATCTAAAGCAAACCCTTCACTAGGTTGGCCTGTACCAGTATTTGGTTTTTGTATAACACCATTAATACTAACTAACATTTGTTGTGCAAAAGCACCTGCATTGCTTAATGTAAATTTATAAGCAGCACCATTAAATGTTGCACTATTGCCACCAGTACCAGAAAATTGGCTAATAGTATTTATAAAGAAGTTACCAATAGTTTGTGTTTCTTCCCATGCACTAGAAGTTCCGTTATAAACAAGTAATTTTTGTAGAGAGGTATTAAAAAATAAATCACCTGCATCATTATCACTTGTAGGGTTACTAGAACCAATCCTATATCTAGCAGCAAAAGCATTAACACCACTAAGGCCAGATGCAACGGTATTAACATTTGCAATGCTACCGCCAACATTGTTTACGTTAGTAACAGAACCTGCAACTGTATTAACGTCAGAAATATTACTAGCAACTACTCCGATATTGTCATCACCAACAGCAATAGTATTACCCATGCTATTGCCGTGTACTGTGCAATAATAACGTAATGATGAAGGAGCATTTGAAGGAACAACAAAAGTTACATTTGCTCCTGCCTGACCTGCCGTACCATTTACAGTTACGCCAGTTGTATAAGAATTACCGCTTGCATCTTTAAAAGCTAATGGATGATTATTATTTGTGTTGTCAGCTTGATTAAATATATATGTATATCCTCTAATTAAATTAAGCGTTGGTTTAGATGCACCATCAATATAAAAAGCACCACTTGATACAGTAACTACATAAGTTGTTTGACCTGCTAATACTGCACCTAAAGCATTAATATTATTAATATTATTTCCAACAAGATCTACGTTAGTAATTGAACCTGCAACAGTATCTATTTCAGAAGTTGTTTCATTTAAATCGTTTGCTGCTGTTATTACTTTTGCAATATCACTTGCTACCGCATTAACATTTGATATGTTAGTCGCTACTGTATTAACATTTGCTATAGCTCCACCTACAGTATTGACGTTTGCTATAGATCCACCAACATTGTTAACATTAGTTATTGCCCCTGCTACAGTATTAACTTTTGTTTGGTTTGCGTCTGTAAGTTTTAACAGTACCCATGCAGTATTTCCAAGGTCATAAACTTTAGTGACGTTATCAGAAGTATTGAAATATAACGCTCCATCTATAAGTGCATTGCCATCATTATCTACTGTAGGGTCAGATGATTTAGCACCTAAATATCTATCATCAAAAGTATCTAAAGCAGTCTCTGCTGCGGTTTGTGCAGTTTCAGCAGCCGTCTTGGCTGTTTCTGCTGCCGTCTTTGCAGTATCTGCTTGAGTGGCTTTAGTGGTTGCAGTTGATGCAGAAGTTGACGCATTGCTTTCACTAGTTGCTGCTGCTGTTGCACTATTAGCTGCTGCTGTTGCACTATTAGCTGCTGCTGTGGCTGATGACGCTGCGTTAGTCGCTGACGTAGTTGCTGATGCTGCGTCTACAATAAGATCCCAGTTTGCAGAGTTAGTGTTAGTTGTTAATGGTTGTGATCCAGAAGAAGTATGTGCCGTATTACAAAAGAAAATATTATTTGTTGATGTATCTTTTACAAGATCTCTTACTGCATAACTAGTACTGGCAGCCCAGTTTCCTCTGTATGTCCCTAGCTCTTTTTCTATTGAAAACTCACCTGCATTATCAAAAGCTAAAACTTTATTTTTACGAGCAGCAGCATTTTCTGTAATTTCTAAACTACCTATAGTATTAGTTAATGAAAATTTTATAGATCTATCTAATTCATCTTGTTGCTGTTGGTGCAACACAGTTGCTTTATCTAACGCATCGTTAATAACTTCTGGGAAAAATCCACCTTGGTTTGTTAAATCAGTTCCTTGTAATGGTGTTACAGCAGAAGTAATAACTAATTGAAATCCACTTGCTAAATTTTGATTATTACCGCCAGATTTTAAAGTTATACTTCCACCGGGATTTCCGTTTTGGTCTTCGTTTAATGTAACTATATAATCGTTATTAGCACCGAGAGTTAGCGTAGTTTCTATACTTGTACTTACTTCTAATTTTTTTACAACTACATCTGCGTCTGTAAAAACTTTAAATGCAAAAGGATATGTAGCAGTATTACCATTACCAACTAGGTTACTAGTTTTTCGTGTAGTCGAATTTATAGTCATTAACTATGCATTTTCACTCTCTTATTTAGCTTACCAACTACTTCTTGCTTTACGGTCACACCTTTATTTCTTGCTTGCACCTGCTTTACCTGTAACTATTCCTCTGATCAAATCAAGTGGTCCTTTAGGTTCTACCTCACCACGTTGTATATCTCTTAAATAACCAAGTGTTTTACCTAATGGTGTAACTGGTATACCACTACCTATTGAAACTGATGAAAATATATCTCTAATTTGTCTTCCTTTAAAATCACCATCTGTGAATAGTGTTTTGATAAGTGAAACAGGTAATTTTAATGTGGTTTCTAATGCTTCAATACTAGGACTTGATACGATTGTGTCATCGTAAGGAATATCATTTACAGAATTAATTGGGAGCATAACGGCTTGACCTGCTAAAGGAACTAAAGCTGCTGTGTAATTAGCAATGTCTCCAAAAGCTGCCATAAGCATATCGTCATGTAAATATCCGTCTTCGTCTTCGTCTTCTATTCGTCCACCCAAACCACGCATAATAAGACCTGCGATAACAGCAGGGAGTATAACAGCGTAAAAATAAGCGTATACTATTTGTTCTGTATTCTTACCTTTATTTTTAAAACCTAAATCATCTCTCATTAATTTCTTATATTGAGTAAAACCTAAATTCGCAATCATATTAAAATATCCAGAAAACTGTGCTACTGACTGCACTATTGGGTTCATGTTTTGATATGCTGCTCTATCTTCTGGCAATAAACTATCTTGAGTTAAGCGTACATTTGCATCTGCTTGTTTTATTGCTTCTTTCATAACTGCTTCATCACTCATATCTTTAGACATACTTTCATGAACTTGGTTGTAAGTTCCCATCCAGACAATGGAATCTGTTATTCCTTGGAATGCCTGTTGCAAGAAATATCCATGATGTTTTCCCCAAGCTTGCATCTTTTCATATTTATTAGGATTAATAAGTAATTCATTTAATTGATCTTGTACATCAAATATTAAATTCTTTTGTCTGTCTGCCATAAATGGTGACATTTCTGCAATCCTTTGATTTGTTCCTTCTCTGTCTCTCATATATGTAATTAAACCATTTCTTAAATGTTTAGATTTGACTTTTAAAAGAGCAGGGAATAGACCTGTAAGCTGTTGGAATGCGTTGCTAAGATTGAAAAACATAATCCCAAGACCTGCATTACGTTTAAGAGTGGAAAGAGCTCTGTCAAAACCTGCACCAAATCCAGAAGGAGAATACGTTTTTTGAGTTGCTGCTGTCTGTAAAAAAGGAATTATCATTTCATCTTTGATAACAGGATTTATAATTGCTAATTTTTTTGTAAAATCTTTATTGTTTACAACTTTTAAAGTGTCTTGCAATACTGGTTGTACATAGGCATAACGCAAGGTGTCATCAATATGTTTTGTCATGTAACCTAAATGCAATGACAATGGCTGATAAAATCTTTCATTACGTTCTTTAGTCATACCGCTTTCAACCTTAGGTAATGAATTTTTAAATTCACGTTTTAAAACACTTAGTTCTTCTTTAATATCAACATCCGTCATATAAGGATCGCCTTTTGCGGGTACATATCCTCCTCTAAATTCACCAAATCTATTAAGTATAGGTTTTGCTTTAACTACTTTAAAATAATATCCTTCAGTATCTCTATGTGCTCTTTGCAAAAGAGGTAACATCTTTTCATTTAAATCCCATACTGCTTGTATAAATTTATAATCGTCTAAAGTCAAAATACCTTCGTTCTTCATTCGTGTTTCAAACGCATCCCAATGTGACCTATTTAATGTGCCGTCTTCGTTTAACGAACCCCATTCTCTTCCTAATAATAATTTTTTTAGATTACTGTCATTACCTGTATGCAACATAGCTCCTAACAATTCTACTTTTCCTCTTCCATTACTTTCTGTTCCGAAAGTATATGCTTTAGAATTTTCACTAACTAAGGCAAATTCATTAGCCGTTATTTTTGCATCACCAAAATCAACAGAAGCAACTAATTCTGCATATTGTTTTGTAAATATTTTTTGTTGTACTCGATATTCATCTAATGCTGATTTTATTGGAAACCATAAAGTATTATAAAAATCACCTAACTTACCGCCTTCTAATTCTAATACTGCTGATCCTAATCCTTCTTTAATTCCTGTAGCACCATCCATCCTGTCAACCCAACTTTCCATCCGTGTAAATTTTGCACCCCACTCTAAAAAGAATTTGTTTCTTATATATGTTTTTGGTACAGCTTGTGTAGTTCCAATTGGTGTTGCTTCTAATGCACTTAAACGTGCATTTCTTTGAATTATTACGTCCATGCGATTAACCAATGTGTCAACTATAGGTTGCAAATCTAACAATTCACCTTCAATTCTTACCTGTTCTACTCGTCTAGATTGATGCCATAAAGACCTCATTAAATCATCTATACCTTGAAATTCTTCGTATGTTAGATCTTTTAGATCTTTCTGTCCTTGACTTGCTTGTGAATCCAAAATCATTGGTTCTAATTCTGCATACAATTCGGCATCATATTTTCTTAAATTCTCTGTAAATACATTTATGTCTTCTACTTTTGGACCAAGACCATATGAAGCCAAAATAACTCGACCTGCATTTACAAGGTCTATATTTCTTGGATTAGATTTATTTGTGATTTTGTCATCAGGACGGAAAAATTTGTCAAACAAATTTGTTGCCTTGTCATATTCTTTATGTATTTCTATAGCTTCTTTAGCTAATTGATTATTTAATAATTGTGATCTTTTTGCTTTTAAAGCTGCTTGTGTATTACCTTTTTTCATAGCTGCTTCTGCTTCTTTTAATGCTCTTGCTTCTGCACGAGTAAATTCTGACGGTTTTATTTCTGATAATTTTTTATCTGCCAAAATATCTTGAGCAACTTGTCTAGCAGCAGCAACTTGATAACGTACTGGACGCATAGCAGCAGAAAGTGTATTTAATTCTACAGCTACAAATCTAGCTCTAGCTTCGTTATGGATAGCGTCTATTAGCTGTAGCTCTAACTGCCTTGGATCAACTAAATCACTATGCTCTTGCAACATACGTTGATCTGTACGTTCTGCTATAGCGTCTTCTATTGGTTGTAATTCTAACAATCCATCTATCATTATTAACGGATCTTTAAAACCAAACATATCCGCAACTAATTGGACTGACATTCCTTCCTTTGCCACCAAACGCTGTCTACGCAATTGTTGTATTTCTAGTTTTAATGACTCTTCATCATAAAAAGGTATAAGATTTTTAATACTTTCTACAGATATTTTATAGCTTTTTTCAAGTTTGTTTTTTTCACCTTTTTCGTTAATAAGTACACCTCGTTTTAAATATGATACCAATCTATAAATAGGCTGTTGTTCTATTTCTGAAGTTACTTCTGCTTCTACTTTCTTACGAATTTTTGCAATCTTCTTATCTAATTCTTTTTGAATTTTTGGCATTTTTCTTCTTACCCAACGCACTTGTTTCATGCTTTGTTGTGTCATTATTTCTAATGTTTCCTCTTCTGCTTCTTGCAATGCTGCCGTATATTCTGCCCATTCAGCATCATTCATTCCGCTTTGTTCTTGTGTCTGGAACATAGCTTTTAGATCATATATCTGTTCCGCTTGAACAATTTGTTCATTAGTAGCTAACATCCGATCCATTACGCTTCTTACTTCATTTGTAAGAATTGGTAAATCTTTACCAGTTTCACTCTTATATAGTGCATTTAATCTTGTACTTACATCTTTATAAACTTCTTTAATAAATTTACTAAATTTTCTAAACAGCTTAATTATGTTTTTATCTGTACTTGGCGGTTTTTCCTTTGCATCACGAAATAAATACAGTTCAAAATTGTATGCAAACGCTTCGTGATATTCTCTTTTTTGATTTAAGTCAAATCCTTTCCAAGTTTCTAAATCTTTAACACCCCAAAATTTTAATAACGATTCAAAATCAGCAATTAATTCTGTAGGTGCATTACTTTCAGAAACTATATTTTCTAAAACGGTCAGCATATAATGTGCTGTCTCATGTGCAAACGTAGAAAAATCTGCTTTTTGTGTAAGTATTGTTGTTAATGTTGTTGGATCAAATTGTCCTCTTGCACCTTCCGATGATTGCTGTTCTAAATATTCTCCTACTTTTACTTGAACAGAACCTCCAGCAGTTCCAACTGAGAGTCTGTAATCTCTTCGTCCGTTAGGGAATTCATCATCGAGACTAAGTCTAGAAGGGTCGACCCTGATGGCAACTGCTGTATTGCCGTAACCAGTATCTGCGATAGCTCTGGTGGTAACGTAGACATCAGGTTCTCCAGCACTTCTGAGTTCACTTGAGGACTTAATTTGTTCTGCTGATTTTCTGTCGGTGTGGTGGTAGACGGTGACAGTTCCGTCTGGGTTAAGGGCAAGTCCTGTGGCTTCGTCAATGTTTGTGTCTCCTTTTCCTTGTTGCTGGAAAGTCCCATCATCTGTTCGTACCTCTCCGCTTCCTCCATCATCAAGTTGTGTTCCTGTTGATTGCTTAGTGGACTGTAACTCATCATCTACCTCCTTTATTGCAGACTGTATGTCTTCATTGGATACACCCATTTTAGCAGCAAACCCAACAGCAGCATTGGCATAGTCAGGTGCTTCGTTGTCATCGTAATTTGTTTCTACTTCTCGTTTTTTTAATTTTGCAGAATCATATAATTTTTTTTCTGGATACCAAACAAGTGCTTGTAAATCAGCCATTGTTAAATCTGGATAATCTTTCTGCAAAACTTCTAATACTTGTCCAAAAACTTTTTCTATATTTCTTCTTTCTGGAGCACCACTTGGTGCTTCTTTTTGACCATCATTATCTTTAGCTAATAAATTACCTCTTTTACGCAAGTAGTCACCTAGAGAAACTGTTTTGTCATTACTTCTAGGTTTGCCATTAATTTCTAGATATGTATCGTAATTTTTTTGATCTTCTTTAAAAGTGGCTATTTTTGCCATACGTTGACGATTTTCTTCTGTGGTAGATGCTTTTTCAATATCAATCGCTAATTGATCAAGATCACCTACTGTTAGTTTTCTGCCAATAATTGCTTCAAATGCTTTCTTTTGTTCTTTAGTTAATGCTTTAATTATTTGTTTTATTTGTCCTCTTTTAATTTTTGCCTGCTTTTCTTTGTTTAAAACTAACGTACCTGTCATGCGACCCCATGTACGAATAGCCCATCTATCTAAAGTCAGTTGGTCATAATTACCATTTAAATTTGCAAAAAAACCATTACCAATTTTTGGCCCCATTATTGCAGCACCATAAACTTGTTCGTCTAATCCAAAACCACCACCTACTTCTATTTGTTTTCCATTTTTATATTTACCTACAAACTCATGCACTTCTCTTACAGTATGCATAGTTCTCATAAATTCTTCTAATTCTTTAAAAGATTTTCTATCAAATAATAAATTTAATATTTTAAAAGATTTTTCCATTGCGGCTCTAGCAGTTCCACCTGTTTTCTCTCCTTCCGCATTTAACATTTTCTCTGGCAATCTGCCTTTTCCTTCACCTAATTCTTCTTCAGATTCCAAAAATTTTCTATATACATCTGCTGCATACTCGTAATTTTTATCAACTTTTATACCATTAGATGTAGCTGCTAATGCCCATTTAAATACAAATTCATGTCTCTTATCAGTAGCAACTTTTGGAAATACTTTAGAAAGTATTCGTACTGCTTTAGATACTTTCTCATCGTACCAACCAACAGCATTTCCATTTTCTGTTAAAGCAAATCTTGCATCTTCTAATAAAGTTTTTACTAAATATTTTTCTGTCTCAACACTAAAGTCAGTTAATTTAACACCTGCTCTTTTAGCAGCAGCTTGTATACGACCTTGAATTTCTAATTTAAAATCACGGTTAGTTGCAAAAGGTTTACTCTTTGCAAAATCAAAATTTTCTATAATTCTTGCAATTTGAAATACTTCTTCTGATACTGGCTTACCTTGTTTTTGTTTACCTTTTTGTTCAAAGGTTACCAATGGTTGCTGTTGGTATAAATTATTTACTTCGTTAGACCAGTTGCCATTATTATCTACTGACTTAACAGCATTCCCATCAAAAACAGCTACTTCAACTATTTCTCCAGAATCATTTTTCATGATGACACCATCATGTCCCTCTGCAATTAATTGTTCTCGATACCCATCTGCTGCTGCCCTACCACCATCTTTATTTCTTGCTTTAACATCGCTAAGAACATTAACTATCTTGGGATTTTCTAAACGAACATATAACTCTAGGATTTTTTTGTCTTCTGCTTTTTTTTCAAACCTACTTTTTTTCATGTCAGCATATATTCTTGCAAAACCTTCATCAGGAGTAAGGTATATAGCCGTGCCTAAATATCCAGAATCTAATCTATTTGGATGGTCTAAATCAAATTCTTGGATGCTGTCTGTTGTTCCGTGATACAACACCATTGGTGTACCATCAAGATTGACTAACTTAGATTTTCTAAACCAATTTTTAAACAATTGTGAATCTGTTTTTATACTGCCATTTTGGTTAAAAAATTGCTTTCTAAAAGATTTAATATCTTGTTCCCCTTTAATGTTGTATTGAAATCTATTTAGAAATTCTAATGGTGATATACCTAATGCTTTAGAATAAGTAGCTGCAAACATTTGAGGTAACGCAGCCATAGCAGTAGCTTCGTCATTGCTAAATTTCGATGTACCGTCAGCTTTTTTTATTGCAAGTAATTGGTTTTTTATCTGTTTTTTAATTGATCTTGACTCTCTTTGAAATTGCTTAAGGTCATCTGCTTTTTGATTAAATAAATCTTTATATGCTGCTACAAGTTCTGGCTGGTCTTTATAAAATTGCACCATTTCTGTTTGGCTAAACTCGTCTGCACTTTCTTTATAATGTGGAAATAATGCATTACCTAATTCTGTATTAGCTATTTTTGCTAAATATTGTCCTGTTGGTACTTTTACTACTTTACCTACTAAACCTTCTTTTCTTGCATCTTTTAATTGTTTAACAAGTTCTGGAGAAAACAATTCTAATTGTTCATCTGTAATCGCATAGTTATCTAATTGTTGTTGAAAAACATCTGCATTAAAATAAAAATCTGTTATACCTGCTTTATTACCTAGCTCTTGCCCATAATCCTGATATTGTTTTGAATCTCTTTTTTTAGTTGCGTCATCTTTAGATATTTCAATTATTTTATTTAGAACTGCTGTATTGTTTTTAGCCTTGTCTGCTTTTATTCTATTGCTGTTTAAAGTTATACCCGGCCCAACCATACCAAACAGAATCATTCCTTTAAAGGTTTCCGTCATTGTCATCCATATTCTGTCTCCTATTTCTTCGGCACTATAAGTAGTTACACCGTCATCTGCACCTAAATTATTTGCTGTTATTGCTACTGCTTCTTGCAGCATTTCCTGACCTACTTCGGTGCTAAGAAGTATTCCGTAATCTTTAGCAAATTGTATTGCGATTGCATTCCATGTAAGTTCTTTACCTTGTCTACTAAGTGCATTTTTTACAAATTGTCTAGTTATTCTTTTAACAAAAGGTGTCTTTCCTAAACCAGAACGTGCAAGAGATCCTTTTAATGCACCAAATGTTTTGCTATATGGACCTCCAATTAACCCAAAACCAATTTTTTCTATAGCAGCATTAACTGTACCGACAGCATTTGATCTTAATCTTGCATCTTCCATACTATATCCATTCTCTCGAAGCTCTAACCATGAATGACCGCCTTCTATTTTAAAAGTGTCATAAGTTAATTTATTTGCAAAAGCATTCCAACCAGTAAACAAACCTACAAAATTACCAATAGTTCCACCTACAAAAGCTCCTACAGCTTCACCACCAACCATTACTGGTCCATCAGGAATAAAAAATCCAGCACCTGCACCTATTTTTGTACCAAGCCAAGTTTTTGCTTTCCATGTTGCAAGTCCAGCAACAGCAGCTTCTGGAATTGAAGAAGCATATTGACCAACAAAATAACCAGTACCTTCTACCAGTCCGACACCATCTGCATCGTATCTGGCTATTTCCTCTTCGATTTGTTTAAGTCTTTCAAAATCTTCAAGGTCTTGTTCTGTCGGAACATAATCCAAATCAAAACCATCTTGTGTACTAATAAGTGGCACTTGCCCTCTTCTTAATCTATTAGCAATCATTCCCATCTCTCTGCTTAAAACACCTTTGCGTATACCTTGCCAACCGTCTTCTGGTGCTGAAATGATACCGTCCCACAAACTTTCATGAGCAGATAAATTATTTATATTGTCGTGAGCTAAAGCAGCAAATTTAGGATCAGTTAACTGACGCATTAATACTGGACTGTTTTTAGCTAACTGTAAATTTTCAAGATCTATTATTCTTTTTCTTTCTTTCAAAAGTCTTACAGCTTCATCGCTATCTAAAGCAAACCCTTCATCTAAACCTAATTCTCTTGCCAAGATCATTCCTTCGCCTACCCTTCCGGGATCTCTGTCCATTACTGCTCGTAATGTACTTTTTACACGCAAATCTGAAAGTCTGTCTCGTTCTTCACCAATTTGGTCGTAGATGCTTAAACCAGATTCTTGGATTTGATTGTCTGTGTTTTCACTAGAAGCATTTGCATTTGCATTTGCATTTGCGTCCCTTTCGTCACCAATTTGATCGTAAATACTAGTCATTAGTTAAAAATACCCCAACCGTCTAACATTCTTTAGTTCGTTTTCAAGTCTGAGTTTTTCATCAATTTTTTCATTCCTTTTCTTTATAATTTTTCCTTTGTTCGCTTTAAAAATAAGCTGTTCTTCGGGATTTGTAGCCGTTGACTTACCTGCGTCAACCCAAAATTCAGCGATAGCGTACTCAGTAACTGGATCATTCCTTCTGTTTAAAGTTTTTATAATTTCTTTTCTTTGATACTCAGGTATTTTACTTAATCTAATTTTTTCTCCGTGGACAATTACATCTGTAGTTGGCAGGTCATCATTGCCTTTATATTGATTAACTGTGCTAAGAGGTTGGAACTCAGGTTTACCGCCAAATATACCTAAGAATTTATCTGTAGTTTTTCCAGTTAATACTTGGTCATTTAAAATTTTTCTTAATATTGCTCGTTTGGCTTCACGACCTATTGTTTTACCACCATTCTCTATTTGTGCTTCATCTATTCTTTTTCTCCATTCCTCTTTAATTTCTAAATAATTCTGTTTAACCTCTTCGTCATTACTTTCATCATCAATTTGTTTATCAAAACCTGCTAGTTTTAGTTCCATGTCAAGCATATCAGTTTCAATTTTTACTGCTACAATTTTTTGATCAGTATCTAATTTCGCAGCATATTCTTCTAGCTTCATAAGATCTTTTTTATTCATTCGATAAATATTTTTATATAGGTTATTTTTCAGTTCTTCTGGATTACGCTCTAGCATTAATAATGTATCTATATCTGAGTTTTCTGGCTGTCCATTTATCAATTTTTGCTGATCTTCTTCTTTAAAATCTTTTATGTCAATACCATTCTCTATTAAATCTTCGTGCCCATTTTCTCTGGCAATAGCTATTGTTGTTGCTTTCTTAAAATTTTCATTATAAAGTTCATTGCTTGCGTTAGTAATATCATCGTATTTAACTTTTAATTCTTTTACCGCAGCTTGTAATTCTTTTGGATCTTTGATTGTTGCTTGTAACTTGCGTATTAATACATTTAAAGGCTGTAAACCTGATACTTCATCTATTTCTAATTCTTTTGTAATTTGAGGATCGTAATCATAATCAATTTCTCCTTCTAAAATATTTAAGTCATTTGCAATTTTCTCCGCAAATCCAGAATCTTCAGTTTCCTTTTGTATTGCCAATTGATTTTTTAATTGTTTTATTTTTCTTTTTTTCTTTTCATCTTTATTTAATTTCTCATAATCATCTGTACCCGGAAATGGACCAAGATTAGATGATATGCGTCTTTTATAAACATCTGGTGTATTTTCTAATTTTTCTATTTCTTTTTCTAGCCTTACTATTTCTGGCCTAAATTCTTTATTAGCTTCCTCAATAATAAGATTTTTGTAGTTAGTAATTATTTGACTATTTATATTTTTTGCATATACAGGATTATTTTTAAATTGTTTTGGATCAATATCTACTTGTGATTTTGCTTTTGTATATAAAGAGTCAGCTTTTTCTACACCTAAATGAAGTGCAGCAAACATATGTGTTGTTTTGTGCTGATTAAGTAAAGTGCCGTTTAACTTAGAGTCTGGTTTATAAAATTTTGAACCTGTATGTAATAATTGTTCTGCCATATTCATATTGTCACTTATGCTTTTTTCAGTAGTATCAACTTTGTCGCTATGCAAACCTTGGGTAACAGAAGCACCTTTGCCGTTATCAAAAGCATTACTGCTGGATAAACAATACATCCTATTTGCTGTGCTTATATAACTGCCATCATTGGTGTTGCCGTTGTCTCTTAAAGTTGCTTCTACACACGCACTAACTTTATTTAACTTGCCTTCTTTTTCATTAATTTCAAGTAGTTTATCTGCGGTTTTTTCACCAAAATCCCCATAGTATTTGTTTATATATTTTCCTCTTTGCTCAGGACTTATTCCGGCAAGCTTCATTTTTTTTAATACGGCTGTACTTACCTCATACAAATATTTACTTCTTAGTTCCAAATACTGAGAGCTAACACGGCCTTTAGTTGGATCAATATTCCAATCATTAACCATTGCTATCTCATCTATTAATGCCATTCCTACAAATTTTCTTGTTTGATATACACTTCCATCTACGTTCCACTTTTCATAATCATTAACAATTTCTTTTTTTGTTACTTCAAGATGATCGTTTAATGCATTTTCAGCCCCTATCTTTTGTTGCTTGATAGAGTGTTGAGTCATTTTATTTTGCGAATCAGCTATAGCCTGATGAGCTTTAGCTTCAAACATAAATTGAACGCTTCCATTGCTTGCCTTCTCCCTGTATTTATCTCTTAAAGTTTCTAAATTTTTATTTTTATATACATCAAGTGTATTTCCAAACTCACCACCTTCTGTATCTGGTGGAATAGGTGCTACAGCATCAAAACCAGTTAGGTCTGTATATGCATTGTAATTATTCTCTAATTCTGGAAAAAATTCGTTATAAAGTCTTGTTGCTTCTGCATCATTTAATTCATCTGCTAACGCCTGTGCAGTCTTTTGTGTTTGTAATAAAGCGGTTGATTGCTTTTGTATCTGGCCGGGCATTTTGTTTTGCATTGGCTCTACTGAGCCACCAGTAAACTGTACTGCCGAACCTGCATCTAAAGTCTGGTTTAATTCTGTTGTTAGAGGTACTTGTTTAACCATGATTTATCCAGTAGAACCTGAAGTTAATAATGATTTAGGAAGGTTAGATACAAAATTAGAACCGCCTGTCATAAAACTAGTAGTCATGTTCATAAATGGATCTATAGAATTTGCAGTCATATTTTTAAAATCTGCATTAAGTCCTGTCATATCTGCTTTAATTCCCATACCTACACCTCTCAATCGTTGATTATTTATTTTTCTTACCTTGTTTGAATTCATAGTTAAATTTTCTATAGTGTTTAATATTTCAGAACTAACAAAAACATCTTTTGTACTTCCTACTCCCATCTGTATACCACGAGAAGCAAATGAAGTTTTTGCCGTTGATTTTCTATTACCTTGTTTTAATGTTGCTATTTGATATTGCTTATTAAATACTTGATTTAACCATTGTGCCTGACTTTCATTTTGACGTATATTAAACCGCATCATGTCTTCTTGATGCTTAAGCTGTAATGCTAAACTTTTTGTTCTAAGTGTTTCAGACCTAGCACCTGCAAATCCACTATAAACACCGCCTAGTACACCAGCGACACCCATAGCTACGCCAAACTTTTCTAACTTACCTAATGCCTGATATTTTTTCCATGTGGACATAACTGCAACACTACCTTATTTTTTTAGTATAACTACATAATATCTGTTTACGGTCACACTATCCACCCATAGCTACTTCTAATGTTAAACCTACAATAGTTAGTGGTAATGGGTCTGTTTGACGTACAAATAATTGTCCATTATCTTGCCATTGAGGTGTAAGCATTATTTTTATATCTTGTGTCTTTAAATCTGGTGGCGATCCATATGGTTCTGTTGTACGTTGTTTTGCTTCTACTAATTTGTCTGCACTAGGGCCTGCAAAAATACCAGACGATTCTAATACTCTTAGCCATACATGATTTAAATTTTTAACTCGACCTTGACCAAAAGCTTCTACTTGTAATGCCATAGGTAATGTTAATAAATCACTTTCATAAGGCAATCCAAGATGTACAACACTAGCTGCACGATCTAACGTAATAGAACCACTAGATACTACTTTTTGTGGATGTACTGCACCATCTGCCAAAATATTTACTGTTTTTCCTTCTAACCAAGAAATACCTGATATAACATTTCTTGCAACTTCATAAGAAGTCAACCCTGTATTACGCAAAGATGCAGGTAAATCTTTATCTAATTTTGCAGTTGCAACTGTTTGACTTGACGTACCAAGAATGGTTAGACGATAAAGAGTACTGCCATCAACTAAAACTATTGCATCATTTACATCAGCAACACTAGGTGGTGCGTTAAATAAATTGTAGTTAGCTGTAATCGTAACAGTCTCACCTTTTGTGTAGTTTGTACCGCCAGATATAGTTACGTTTTGACCTGTGTTTGTATTTGTACCGTTGTAAGTAGCACCTGCATCAACAAAGAAATTATCACGTTGTGTCGCAAATAATCTTGTACCCATACGTTCTACATAGCGTTTGCTTGCACCATTAATAGTTCTTTTTACAACGCAATATGTAACGTCATCATTACCTTCAGATACACAAGCTACGCTTTCAAAAGTTCCATCTGTATCATGTTGATGCCATGCACCTATCTGTTGTTCTGGAACATATGTAAGACCTAATAATTTCCCACTACTACTTACCTGCCATACAATAGGTATTGGTGACTTAGATAAAGCCATATCTACAATTGTAAAATTATCGAATAAATGCGGAGCACGAAGAGATAAATCACCTGTAATAAATCCATTTGCTTGCCAGTTATAACCTAGTTCTCTTACATGACCGCCACGAGCAGCACCATATACCAAGCTATTATTAACAATTACTGGTTGTGCATTGTTTGCACCAACATATGATTGAGGTTTTACCGATATAGATGTAGGTGTTATTGCATCACTATTAACAGAAGTAACTCTCCATTCTGCTGATCCAGTAAGCATAAGTAAATTTGTTAATGGAACTATATGTCTAATAGTATTTGCTTCACGAGCAGCAACTCTAAACTCAATACGGTCATCATCTCGTATCGGTAATCCAAAAGACATATTACTTTCAGTACCTGATTTAGTCATCCATATATTTTGCGGTGCATTATTTGTACCTGCAAACACTCTGCGTTGTTCAAAATAAGATACAGCACCGGGATAATTACCAGTTCCTACAAAATCATTTTCATGTATTGGTGGAGTTCTAGAAAAATCTGGAGAGATATTGTCATCTACAAGAGTTGTTGTTGTAGTCTCTCCAAGAAATCCATATATACCTCCTTGTTGTTTATAAACTCTATACCGAGTCGCACCAGAAACTGCGTTCCATGTTATGGTATTTTTTGCTCCAGTAACAAATATATTGTTATCTACAGAAGTAGCAGATGACTGATTACTTTCATCTACTAAATTGGCCTTTACTGCTGTAACAACATACTCGTGTGCTACATAAGTATCTGTGTTTGTTGTGGTAGAAGCAGGTATGTACTTAGAAGAAGCCACATTAGTAGGTGCTGCTAAAGGACTACCGAAATCAATTACACGCAATTCCCATTGTGTTGCACCAAGTCTTCTTAATTCTCTAGGTGCATGATTAGGATGGACTAATGTTATAACGTCAGCAGACTGTACATAATTGACATCAAACAATTCTGCTTCTAAATATGGATGTGGAATTTCATATACATTAGGATTTGTTGGCATAGCATACCAATTAGTTGCGTTTGGTGGCTGGCTATTAGAATGAACTGTTTTTGAATAATAATTTACACCGCTTTGTTTTGCTATTGACCCAACTACATAATTACTACCACCACTCCATGCTGAACCATCGCTATAGAATAAAGTTTGCCCTAAAGTATGAAACCTAAAATATTGATCACCAAACTCTAAAACCATAGTTTGAGTTGTATTAAATGTAAAAGATAATAATCTTGTAGATTTTGTACTATTTTTTACTTCTTTTACAAATGCAAATCCCGGTCTATTCTGTGCAGGTCCTTGTGGTTTAGCAATAAAATTACGCATTGTTGCTGCACCTTGTTGGAATTTATTATCAGCAATACGACCAAACATTTCTGGTGATATTTCACCTCCAGAAAATGCTTGTTTAAAATTACGAGTTACTGGCATAAATTACCTCCCAGATGTCCAAGGAACTATATGTTCAACAGTTATATCTCTATGTAAATTATCTGATTGTTTTGCACTATTTAAATAATTAACCATCATTTGTGAACTACGTTTTGCTTCTGCTGCTCCTTGATCTCCTTTTATTACAGGACCTGCCAACATAGAAGCCAAGTGCCATGACAATGTAATTACAAATAAAGGAGTAAATAACGATGGATCAGTTATAAATGCTTGATATCTCAGCATTGCATTTTCTTGATTGGTATAAATTAAATCGCCTTCTATCGAAAATTGTTGTGGTGTATATTGCCCTGCCACTATTGTTGGTGCATAGTTACTTGTTATTCCTCCGGGAGTATCACCTGCTGACATTCTTGTAGCGTAATCATTCTGTGCGGTAGGGGATATAACTGCAACAGGTGACATCATATCCGCAGGTGCTACATATGCATAATCCCATTGGTCAAGACTATTAGTTGTAAGAGCTAAATTTCCACGCTTTGCTGCAAAATTCCATGTATGCATTTCAAGCAAACTGTTTCTTGCAATTGGATAAAAACGTGCAGCTTTTTCTGCTTGTGCTGACCCCTCTGGTGGATTCAGCGAAGCTATTGTTGCATCATCACCCAAATGAGCTAGGGCAAGGTTGCAAATATCTACTTCAGTTGCCATGTCATCTCCTAAAAAAAGAGGAGGTTAGCAGTATTACTACTAGCCCCCAGTAAGAAAATAAGAAAACTAATGCCTACTTATTTGCTGATTCAAGTTGACTAATAAGAGTTTCTCTAGTCTGTCTTTTATCGAGTTCAATACCGATGGTCCGACCATAAACTTCAAGCTCTGCTTTAGTCATTGAATCATAATCAATAGATTTTGTAGTTGGTTTCTCTTCAATGGTAGGTCCACCAACTCTTTCAATGTGCTTGCAGTACTCTCCGTTGTACTCAAACTCTTCATTAGCTTCTCGTAGGCTATTACCTACGAAACACTTGATTTTAGCTCTATAAATAGGCATAAGTTCTCCTTGTTTAAGCTACGGTAAAGCCAGAAGCGTAGAACTTCCTACCGTCACCGATTGTTTCTACTACGTCAGCAGTAACTTTACCAGCATTAAATGTACCAGCAATTGTATATCTCGCTCCAAGATATCTCTGGCCTTTGCCAGCAATATCAGGATTGATTCTTACTACTACATTCTTACCAACTGTTAAAGCTGCTGTAAGAACAGCATCGCTGCTGCCGATAACAGTAGGGCTAGACAAGTTAGCATTTGCACTAGAAACAACCTCAAACTTTACGCTTGTACCATTTGCTAATGCAGTAGTAACAGCAAAGTTCATGTATAAAGCAGTACCTTCACCTACATCTCTTGCAACACTTAAATCAATAGTGTCAGTAGAAAATGCAGTTGTAGTAAGTGCTTGGTCTTCGCTCACTCGGAGCAGTTTGTCTGTAATCATTTTAAATCTCCTTTAATAATAAATAGATTAACTAACCGCAGTTTCGGTATTAAGCAACGCATCTACTCTTCTTAGAGGTACTCCAAGGAATGATAAGTAGCTTTGTGCTGTTCCAAACTGTGATAAACCTTCTTGGATTGCTAAAACAGACTGTGACTTGTCAAGTGCTGCAATAGATAGTCCTGAGTGAACTGTTCTATTCATATAGAAAGCTGCTCTTCCCATTGCCATGTTTGGTATTCTGTACAATGCTCTAGCCATCAATTTAACTAAGTTAGTTGATGCTGCTGCTGTTTGTGTATTAGCACTACCAAGGAGGTCAGAAATATCAATATTGCAAATACGAACAACGTATCTCCAATCTTTAACAACTAGACCGTTCTTCCATTGGTAACGAGTAGCAAAAGCTTGTAGCCTTGTACCATCGCTGTTGTAAACAGTTTGCTCACCTAGATCTTCATGTGTTAATCCAGCCTTAGATCCTTTAGGGAAAGGACAATAAACTGTGTTATCACCCCAAACAACTAGATATACAGAAGAGTTATCAGAACCTGATCCACCTGCATTCATGATGTTTACTGCGTTGTCAGCAGATAAATCACCATATCTTGGTGCTAAACCTAAGAACTTTTTAGGATCTGTTCCGGGATTGCCGTAAAACATTGTCTCAGCTTGAGTCTGGTTCATTGCTTCCAAGAACGCAGTATCTTCAGATAAACGGAACTGTGCGGTGTTACCATTTAACATCGCTAAGTCTTTGTCTACTTCAGAACGTGCTTCCAAGATTCCGCAAGCTTCGTCAATCTGGGCTGTTGTTGACTTGGTTGATGGAATACCTTGGTTTAATGCTCTCCAGTAAACACCGGGTAGTCCTGTTCTAATAACTACACGTTCACCAGTAGGTAAATTACCTTCCTTAAAAACGCAGTCATCTAATATTTCGTTGGACTGTGATAACAGTTCTGCAACGATTGGAACTCTACCGTCTGGGTCGCTTCTTTTTGCCCAATCCGCTAGGGTTAAATTTGAATTCGAAAGTGTAGCCATTTAATAACTCCTTACTTGTTTTGCTGATTTGAATATAGTGTGTTTGCTATGCCGTTAAAGTCTTTTGGTATACCGCTTTTAGCGTTTGCACCTTGAGAATTACCAACATAACTGTCTTCACTAATTGCCTTACCTGCTCGGTACATAAACCGAATTACTTCGGGATGATTTCCCAAGCCTGATTCTGCTAGCAGCGATTTAAAAGCATCAGTACCAAAAGCATTAAGTGATGATTTTGCAATTTCTAAATTGGAATTTAAACTTTCACCACCAAATTCATCATCTGATTGTGATTGTTCTGCCCAATCCGCTCTTGCCTTTTCAACCTGTTGAGCTTGTTGGGCTTGAATGACAGGTGCAACCTTGTCTAATACTTTTTGTGCAGCTTCTTGTGGCAGGTCAAGATCTTTAGCGACTTCACCGAATGCAGTTAAGACTTCGGGGTCGAGTTCTTCTGGTGCGTCAGCCACCTTTGCGTTGAACTCGTATTTGTCAGGAGCACCTTCTTTCTTGGTTTCCTGATCGCTAGTTTCACTTTCAACAGAGGATTCATCCGAATCTTGTTGATCCGCTACAGTTTCAGCTTGCTGCTGTGATTCTTCAGTAGTAGTTGCTTCAGCCGATTGCTCGGTTTGGGCTTCTTCTACTGGTTGCTGTGTGCTGCCTTCATTGGTTTGGTCGGCTTCCGTCATCAGCGTTTCTGACATTTTTTTGCTCCTTAATCATTGTCGGGTATAACTCTGGGCAGAGAGTGTGAATTAAGTTTAGTATTTGCAAACCATAGTTTCTGTTACCTTCTGCAAATGACATTGCCATTGCATTAGTGTTAAACGATGATCGGAAAACACCTGCTTGCTCCAGAAGTCTCCAGATTAATCTGCGACCCCTCTTGCTGCTCATCAGCCATTTGATGTCCGACTCTTCATTTTGGCGGTCAATTCTTTCTTCAGACTTTTTATTGTCCTTAGATTTCTGTTGACTTTTGAGGTCGAGAGGATTGTATTCACTCATGCTCTAATATATCTAGCCATAACTGAGTTACGGTCACACCTTATGCCTTTTTACTTTTGCTATCTCTTAATGCTTTAGCTGTTGGTGCTCCTTCCGAACCCGGTTTACGCATTTTTTCGCCAGAACCTGCTTTTATTCTTTTACGCTTTGCGTGAATGTTTGCCCAAAGACCTGCGTTTTTTGCCATAGTTTTAATGTTTATATAAAGTTTATAATTTTGCTACCTTTGTGTCATCTTTTGTTTCTTGTTCTTTAGCCATATCCATTTTAAAACTATCTCTTAGTAAATTTTTCCCCTGATTCCCCATCATTCTCCACCTTTTATCTTGGGTATTAAAACCATAATATTCTGTTAAATAATCATCAAAATTCATCACGCTAAATAAGTTGAGGTTTTAGCTACAGGTGTTGCCTTCGGTGCAGGTTTAGGCTTGCTTTCGTACAATCCTTTAGCCTGATCACCACTTTTGTCAAAAGGTTCTATACCCATTGCACATATTTGTAGCTCTACATTTTGTTCGACACCATCCTTCTCTTTACTTTCTCTAACTGTTTTGACATAAGTAATAGCCTTAATCATTATTTCGCTACCTGCTTCTGGTAATTTTTCTATGCCTAGCTTTTCTAGTTCTTCTCTACCAAGCGATATACACAAACCGTAGCTATACATAGGCTCTTCAAAGTATTCATTGCTGTCAATAGGCTGTGGGTCTTTTTTTAAATCAATTAAATCCATTTATACCTCCAATGGTGATGGTGAATTGTAACCACTAAACTGGTTCATCATGTCCATCATAGATGGCTGACCAGTTTTACTATTATTTAGCTTCGTTGCATTATCTATCATCTGTGCTTGTGCTTCTTGTTGTGCCATTGCTTGTTGTGCCTGTGCTCTTTCTTGACGTATCCTTGCAACACGTTCACCGCCAACTATTAATTTAGGATCTACGCCTAACATATCTGCGTATCCATCAGCCCATGCGTCAGAATCAAACTTATCAAGTACATCAGGTTTCATCTGGGCAACCATACCCATGTTATTTACATACCTATCAACACTATTTGTACCAATAGCACGTTGGGCTTGTGCCAACATTGAAACAAATTCTACGTTTAATTCCATCCCTTGCAACTCTTCTGGAGCAGGTGGTATTAAATCTGACTCAATCATTCTGTTAAACGTATTATCTATTAATGGATCTAGCAATTCGTTATGTAATCTTTCCAATACTGGACCTAACATAAGCAGCTTTTCTTCATGACGTTCCGCTACTTCCGTTGCAGTCATCCTCGTATCTGTAGCATTTGCCAACATTAAGAACAAATCAGCATAAAAACTACCATTTATTCTTTGCCTTACGTCCTGTATATCTGCTAATAAGTGATTTAAATTTAGATTTACGTTAAATGCTGTCTCAATTTTGCCCTGTTGACCATCAATAAACGTAACTCCGCCCGGAAGGCTGTCTACATCTCTATTTTTCATGTAGCTAGGTACTTGCAATGGTGGCTTTGTTTGGTAATCAATGCCTTGTGCCTTGCGTAATTGCTCATGTTGTAGCTGTTTTATGTCACCAAGTGCTTCCATTCCCGGTGAATTACCATAAACATCACCACCTGCAATACCCCATCTTGGAATAACAGCAGGGAATTCTTTAAATCCGCTTTCTCTTAGTACCTGTTCGCCATCTCCACCTACTTCAAAGTAGCAAGACTTGTATGCCATGTTCATATTGTCCTTCTTTTTGAAGTCACGATCCCTATCATCCCTCGGTTCTATCGCATGAATGATTGTAATCCATTGATCTAATGAACCCCTGTCAAACAAGTTCTTAACGGACGTTGAACATTTGTTATATCCAAACTCTCTTACAACTTCTCCTACAGTTTTTTGAAATTCTCTATACAAAGTATTAACTCTGCCCTGATAATCTGTAGCTATTGCATATTCTCCAATCGTTACAGGGTAATGATGTATAGCTGCTTTAGCATCAGGGAGGATAATAGAACCTGCCGTACCAAATGCTCCCAATTCTTCATAAACTCCATGCAATGTTCTATATGTATTGGACTTCTGAAACACCAACTGCATACGTTCTGTTACGTCATTTAGCCATAACTTAACAGGTGCATATCTATTAAGATCAGGATCAGCCGTTCCTAACCTAAACCAAGGTCTTGCAGGGGATGTCGCACCTGCCATCATACCTGCACCTAGTGTTCTTAACGCTCTTGTACCAGTATTATCGTATATCGAGTTGTGTCTTCTATGGCCTTTATTTCTATCCTGTTCAAAATAACGTCCATTTCTTGGTAATAAATACGTTGTTACTTCTTGCCAATGTGACCACCATGTAGCTCTTTCAGATCTAAGATGACCCCACCTTGTTAACAAGTCTGCACGTTTTGTTTTCATTGGTTATCCACCTAATAAAGTGTTGCTACCTAAATTTAAATTACTAGAATCTACACCTTGTACTCCAGTAAGTAATGTTCCAGCAGGGCCTGTTAATGCTGCTTGCTCTTCTTTCTTCGTAATAGCACTTACATCTGCTCTCTTTCTATTAGCTTTATTCATTTCAACATCAGCACGGTCAGACGCTTCTTTTGCTCTCTGCTTTGCATCAGCATTAGCTTGCTCTTGCATTTTTAATTGTTTCTTTTGTTGTCGATGCTGACGTTCGCCAGAATAAACTTGATAACCAACCAATGCTGCTCCTAATGCTGCAAATGCCATGCTACAACTCCTTTGAAAAGATTATATCTTGTACACCATATTTCATTCTTGGTAATAATGCAGCTAAAGTGGTGTGTTCTTTAGCGTGCCATAGCATGACTTTGCATCCAAGAGATTTTGCGTAGTCTTCAGTAATTTTCATTAGACGTAATCCAATCCTTCCGCCACGAAATTCTTTTTTGATAAACAAAACGTCATTTTGGGTGTACTTAAGATCTGCATAATGCAAATGATTAGTTACTAAATTCATAGAATATCCAATACATAAATCGCCTTGCATTGCTAAATGAATAAACAATGAGCCTGAGTTATCAAGTGCATCATACATAGGCCAATTTGGCTTTAACTCCATTAAATCCTTACGAAGTGCTATCTCCTCGTAATGTTCTTGGAACAATGGGTCTGCCTTGACCTTAAATTCATCTAACGTGCAGAGTCTAATTTCTGTTTTAGGTACTCTACTTTCGTTTACAGTAGCTGTACTATCAGTAGTTACGGTCACACTAGTCATAAGGGATATAATGTATATATTTATTATTAAAAGTAATTTTAATTAATGCAAGTAAGTCTGAATTATACCGCTCGTGAATGGCAAAAACAATGCCATATAAACAAGAAAAGGTTTAGTGTTTACGCTCTGCATAGACGTTCTGGTAAAACTGAACTTGCCATCATGGAACTTATAGACAAAGCCATGAAAACAGACAAAGAGTTATCTATGTTCGTCTACGTTGCTCCCTTTCTACGTCAGGCAAAAGCTATTGCATGGGCTAGGTTAAAGCAAAAAATAGAACCATTAAGACAACAATCAGCTATAGATATAAATGAAGGTGAATTATCTATAAAGTTTAAGCATAATGGGGCAATTATTAGGTTATTTGGTGGAGACAATCCAGATGCCATGCGTGGTTTACGTCTAGATGGGATAGTCATGGACGAGGTTGCACAGTTAAAAAATGAATTGTGGACTGACATAGTACAACCTGCTCTTTCTGACCGTTTGGGGTGGTCGATCTTTATCGGTACTCCATCAGGAATAAATCTATTCTCTGAGTTGTACTACAAGGCAATGAATGAAGAAGATTGGACTGCTGCCAGATATACCGTATTTGATACTGATTCCCTACATCCAAATGAGGTAACTCGTCTTAAACGAGACATGAGTGAGACTTCATTCGCTCGTGAATATCTATGCGATTTTTCAGCACAAGGTGATGACCAGTTAATAGCATTGGCTGATACCGAAGATGCATCTAAGCGTGTATACCAGAAAGACCATGTAAAGCTATCTCCTGTAGTCCTTGGAATAGATCCTGCCAGATTTGGGGATGACCGTTCAGTTATATTTCGTAGGCAGGGGAGACAGGCCTTTACTCCTGTGGTCTACAGAGGTATTGACAATATGGAACTAGCTACAAGAGTAGCCAACCTGATAGAAGAACATGACCCAGATGCGGTCTTTTGTGACGCAGGGGCAGGGAGTGGAGTTATTGATAGGCTACGGCAACTTAAGTATGACGTTATAGAGATTCCTTTCGGAGGGAAGGCAATGAAGCCTGACCAGTACATCAACCGTAGATCCGAGATGTGGTGGCTAATGAAACAATGGGTAGAAGAAGGGGGTGCAATACCTAATGACATAGCTCTTAAACAGGAGTTGGCTACACCCATTTATTGGTACGACAATGTGGGAAGAAGAGTGCTTGAGTCTAAGGATCAGATCAAGAAAAGATTACAGGGTGCAGGGTCACCAGACCTAGCTGATGCACTAGCCCTTACATTTGCCCTTCCAGTAGCCAAGAAACAACCAGAGGACATATACATCAAAAAACGTAAAGAAGCCACACAACAGAGCGACTATGACCCTTACAAAGTCCTTTAACTTTAAACGCATAGCTCATGGGTTAGATGTTGAACCATTGCTCCAATTGTTGGACGCAAAGCCTGAGTTATGGAAGGAGATTGAAACAAGACAAAAGTTCACTAATTCACCACATAAAGACACAGAAACTATCCATGTAAGAGGTGCATTGAAGATGTCTGTTTACTACCTTATGTGGGATATAGGAGCATATGATTATCCCTGCATGGAGTACTTGAAACCTGCCCTAGTTCCATTGATGCGACCAATACTGGAGCAGCTACAAGTTAAAGAGATGGGAAGGGTAATGATTGTTAACCTCAAGCCCTGCGGTCATGTCACAAGACACAATGACCAAGGAACATATGCCGATTACTACCAAAGATTCCATCTTGTTCTTAAGTCAAATCCACATTGCTCTCAGACTTGCGGAGATAAGCTTCAGAGGTTTGAGGTAGGTGATGTCTGGTGGTTTAACCATAAAGAACTGCACACCGCTCACAATGTCGGAGATACAGACAGAATACATATAATCTTTGATGCTGTTATTGCTGAGGAACTCCAGTAATTACTTGCACGTTTATATCTGCTTTATCAATCCCTATAACTTTATCGCTGTAACGGCTGCTCCATTTGCTTAAAAGCCTGAGAGTAACGTCCGCTTTGGCCTTCTGTAATGCTACCCATGAAGGGTCAATTCTAGGGTAATCTCCTTCTATCATTCTTGGTGTTTCGTTCATTAATTCAATCAGCCCTTCTCCTATGACTTCTGCTCCTCTCTCGCGTGCGTGTGCGAAGCGTTTAGAAAACTCCTCAGATATTTCACAATCAGGAATATTCATCCAAGAATAAATAGTTGCATAACAAGGTTTATTTTCTTGTCTACAGTAAGCTCTTAAAGTTTGTCCTGATGAAATCCAAAACAAGACTTCTTCAATAGTTTCTTTATAAGGCGAAGCCTTCAAATTAATTTTTGGCCTACCTAACTTGAATTGTTTTGTAGCGAGTTGCATAGGAGACTCTTTTTTCATAACGGCAAATTTGAGCTATATATCCACGAGACATACCACCGAACATGAGAGATAAACATCCATATCCGATACCATAATCTTCATGGAGCATACGGAGGGTATCAACTAGCGATTGAGTTATTCGGGGGTTGTGGTTGGGGTGGTCTTCCCCCACTCGATGGCCAGTATCTGAGACACCTACAACAAGAGTTTTAGGTCTAAGTGCTGCAAGTGTCATAAAAAAATTAAATTATACAAAATATATATAAATATAACTAATTCCGCAACACTTTAGGATTTATTTGTTGACATATGTTTGATTTACTGCAACACTATATATAAGTTCAATTATGAACCCATCGTCACTTACTAATTTAATTAACAACACAATGGAAACATTCACACCTAGCGAAATCCAAGAGCAAGCCAGCTTATGGTTTATGACTCATGCAGGTACTTATTCAAGATTACTCAAGCGTACTAAAGCAGAAGGCAAAAGAGCATTTGTAGTATTTAGCGACTTAATGCTTGGAGTTGATTACAGAGATGTAAAAGGTAAAGCTAACAAAGATGCATTCATCAATGCTTTTATGTCTAGCTCAACTGTATCTGCAATTACTGCACAGCAACTAGTAGCAGGTTCTGTTGAGTACAAAGAACTAGTTGACGCATACTTAGGAGAATAATAACAATGACACCATCAGAATTAAGAGACACAATGATCGACCAGTTAAGAGATCTTAATTACACCGATTATCAACTTATCGAATCATTTGTACGATTCCTCCCACAATCACAATTGGAAGAATTACAAGATTCAATTCAAAGACAGGAGTTTTAAAATGACAACTATTACCGAACAAAAATTCACTTGCAATGTCAATTATCAATTTGACATAAGTTTAGAAGACCTAAAATGTATATTCTGCACTATGGGTCAAGGGTCAGGCTATTGGGCTACAGATGTTATGGTAGGTAACATTTTATTAGAAGAAGATGAAGAGGGAGTTATTTATATCAAATCAGGTCAAGATTATGAGCATCAAGGTTGCTGTATGTGGCTAAAAGAATTAACTCTTGATAGTCCTATAACAGTAGAAGATATAGAAGAAGACAAGCATCAATTTGTAGTTCAAGATGTTTTAACTGCTATAGAAAAAATAATATCAGGTAAAACTGATTTAAATAATGATGATTGCAATAGTGTTTTTGAAGCTTTTAAAGACAATGATTTAAGTCTTATAGATGCTTCAGTAGCAGATTCTATATTG